CCACAATGACAAACTCTTCTTTCTGTTGATCCACTTGCTTTACCCATTAGTTTCTACCCATCCTATTTCTTTAATTAGTCCCTGGCAATTTGCACAGTATTCTTCTTTGTTGATTGTCAAGGTTGTTATTTTACATTCTTGACACCAATTAACTATTTGAATCTTATCTTCTCTACTCATCTGTATCTCCTTATATAATATGACCGCAAGGCGGTCAAGATATCCAATCAGAGAGTGATGAATGATTCCAACCTTCTCTTGATTCTTTACTTTTTATTGATATGTTTATCTTTTGTTTATCTTTCTTTATCTTTAGTGTATCAGATTTGACTATTGTTTCGTCAGATGTAATACATGGAATAGTCATATCTGGTACATGGATACTGTAACGACTATTCTTGTATTGATTGCTACCGTGTTTTTTCTTGATAACTGTAAGCCAACCAAAAGTTTGTAGATCTTTAACTATCTTAACTAATGTGTTTCTGCTTCCAATCCCAGAATCTTCCATAAGCTGTTTTTGATTAGGATATGCCTGATTTCCTCTACTTGCTATTGCATAAAGGACTGCTTTGTGATACCCTGTAGGTAGTGTTCTATCATCTCTGATAGCCACCATAACTTTTAAATCCATAAATCACCTCTTTCTATATACTAAGTATAGCATATAATTACAACTATGTCAACCTAAAAATTCGCCAGTTTCTTCGTCAATTTCGCCTTCGTCATATTCTTCAAGTTGCATTAATACATCAACTGCGTAAGCGTAAGTTGCTTCCATTATCTGATTTCCAGCTTCAACAATTTCACCCATAAAATCCATGTATTCACCAATATCTATGCCTGGCCAGCCTTCTTGAGGGGATGCAGAAGCTGCAGATTCAAACTCAGGAGCAACATAGCTTTCATAGATTGTTCCCTGGCCTTCATTTCCAATCATGCTTTCCATTGTTCCCAAAGCCTCATCAAGGCCTTCTTGAATTATTTCATCAACATTGGCAATGTCTTGCAATATGTTTAATATGTCAAACAATCCCATTAGATTGTTCCTTGATATTTAACAGCCCTTAATCTATAGCTTTCAATAGAACTAAATGCATTTAATACAGGTTCAAGATTGCTAATCTGCCAAACAGTATCATCAAGAATAAGATTACCATTTGAGTCTTTTATGTTAGCAATTAAAGAACCAACAGCAATAGGTTGTTCTATGTTTATTGTCATTCTTCCTGTTTTGTCAATACCCGCAGTCAACGGCACATTTCCAACAAAATAATAATTTAATGTTGAAGTATCACCAACTGTTTCTCTTACAAACTTATAGAACTCACCAGAATATTTATGTCTTGTGTATGCTAATGGTTTCATCAGATTTGAATCCAGTCCATGTAAGGCACTTGTGAAGCAATCTTTCCTGTTTTAATTGATCTTGACTTCATAAAACTAAGCTTGTTGCACATCATGACGGCCATAGGTCCTATGAAAGGAGATGTAGTATCGCCTTGTTTAAATGTTGTATAAGCATCATTTTGACCAGTTGTGGATACCGCCATTTGCTCAAACACAATGTCTTCATTGTTAAGCATGTAAGCTGTTTGATATGCTGTTGCTCTTTTTAGTATTTCAAGGTCAACTGTATCTACAATATCAACCTCAAATCTACCAATGTAAGCTTCAATTGCATACTGTGCTCTTTGTACAAGGTCAGATTTGACTATCTTTCCTGTTATTGTTTTTACTTCTGTTATAGTTGTAAACATTTTTTCTCCCTTCCTATTCCGCCAGCCATTGCAGACCTAGATAAGTCATGCTAAGCACTGGAATCTCTTGTGTTGCATATATCTCTTCTACTTCAGTAGGATATAGATCTGACTGATTATCAATATTTCCATAATCTGTTTCTGATCTAATAATACCATTAGAAGAATTAGTTGGTGCTTGAATCAATGGCCCACCTCCACCATTTGTTGGTGTTGTTTGTCCATATTGAGTTAATTCACGAATATTTGTTCTTTGTGGAAGCCTATTTAATCGTGTAGTTGAGTACTGCCAAGCACGAGTTGCAGTCGTTTCGTTAATATCTATAATTGGAAGTACTTGAATAATTGCTTTATTGTATTCTTCACGACTCATTGTGTATGCATCTTCAACAAAGTTAATAAATATTTTTCCAGTAATTGGTTGATTATTTAAAATTTGTCCATTATGCACAATTAATGTAGTTGCAAAATCATCAGCAGGATTATTAAGTATGTCATTGCCTTGATAATATGTATTTTGTAATTTAGTTACTACAGTTCCTACATTTACTGATGATGGATTAATCACAGCTAATTCTTTTGTTCCTCTACGATTTTCTTTAAATCCTGGCAATTTGTCGTTTTCAGAAATTTTGCGAAGACTTAAAGACGGAATAAAGAATTGATTGCCTTCTTGAAGTCCAAATTGTCTATAAGAATACTTTGCATGATATTCTTCTTGATTATTAATATCTGTTGGAACATAATTAATAAAATCAGTAAGTATATATGTCTCTTTATTTGTTAATCCAAGAACTTCTGTTGCCAACTCATACTGATTAATTCTATGAGTATCAAAGTATTGGTCAGCAGATTCTGATGCTTGAAAAGGACTAATTGCAGCAGATTGAGCGTCAATATTTTCTAATTCTTGACTAATCAAAAGGTGATTCTTAATGATTTTTAAGTCTTCTGCAAGTTTAGGGCTTGAAACATAAAGACTTGCACCTTGAGCGCAAACATTTTGTAATGATTTAATAAAATTATCATACTTTATCTTAATTTCAAAATCATCATATCCAGAAAAAGATTCTTTTATTTGTTCATTTGTTTCTGGATAATTCATAAAAACAATTAAATCGTATTTAGAAATATTTAAATCTTCTTCAAGATTAATAAATCTTTTTTCTCCATAATTGTCAGACCATCTTGAGAAAAATATTGGTTGAGACCCAACTGTTTCTGATGTTGGATGATATTCAAGTTGTATCCAGTTTTGAGAATTATTTAGTGATGAAATATTTTCCGATAACATCCAGGATGTATCCTTGTAATATCCATCAATTATTCTTACAACAGCATTATTTATATTATTTGAAGTTGAAGCGTCTTCTGCTCTTGTTAATGGAGAATTTTTTCCATTATAAACATATACACCATTGTCTTTTGAATTAAATTGTGCAGTTAATAAAATTCTATCTCCTGATTTTAAATCAACTCCGCTATAAGGAATATTTATAAATGCTGATTGTGTATGTTCTTGTGTATATTTTTGTTCAACATTTCTAATAAGATTTGACCCATTAGGCAAAGTCATTGAATCTAATCTTGAAAAATCATTTAGGTTTACTTGTGTTTGACCATTTCCATTTGATATTACTGATGGCAATAGTTCAATTCTGTCGTCAATTAGCATTGATCCAGGAGACCAAAACATAATATTGCTAGTTATTGCTACACGAACATCTGACAAAAATTTTAATTCTTTTGTATTTGTTAAATCAATATTGTTAGTTTCTGTTGATGAATTAATTAGTTTATGGGTAACACTATATGACTCTGTTATAAAATTATTATCTAATTCTATTCCATTTCTATTTTTTAAATCTTCAATGTTATTCCAAAAAAGTTTTAATGCTTTCTTTTTATTGCTTAACACAACTGGAGAAACTAATTCTGCAGAACACAAAAAAGGATCAATACTTGCTTTGTCATTATTGTTATAAAGTCTGTATCTTTGTTGAATTTCAAATTTTGATAATGCGGTATTTACACCAAAAATGCAATGATGGATAGAGCCTTTAAATAAATAATTATCTCCAATTGGATTAAATATGTTGTAAAAAAGTAAATTAAATTCACTTGTTCCAACATAGTCTCTTCCAGTAGGATTATCATCTGCACTGGTTCTTGGATAATCATAACTTGTAAACTCTGCTTCTTTACCGTAATAATTTTTATTAAAAGTAAGTGATGGATTTCCTAAAAGCCATTCAAAAGTTGGATAAAAAATATCATTTTTGCTATATTCATCAGTTTTTTTATCAAGCTGTCCATCAACCCAAAATTCAATAAGTTTTGAATTAACTTTTTTAGAATGTGTTCTTCTAACACCTGGCTTATTAAAGTTAACAACTATATGATGCCAATTGTTATCTGAAATTGTTTTATTTCCAATTACCTCAAAACTTTGTGAATCTTCGCCATAAACATCAGTATATGTTAAGCATAGTTTGCCATCTTTTAATGATAAGACTAATTCATTTAAATCAGAGTACATTTCTGAAACTACCATATTGTTTTCATCTATTGCTGCATGCTCACCACTTGATGCTCTTCTTCCAGCAGAAAGAGATTCTCCGTTAGATGTAAAATATTTTGATCCGTAAGCAACTACGCAATTATCTTTATCTGTTTTTAATGTTAGTTCTAAATATCCAGATCTAAAATTCTTTAAATTATTTGGTGCCAATCCTGAACCATATGTTGTGGCATTTCTTTCGTCTAAATATATTATTGCATCTTCGTTCCAAAAAGGAATTTCGTTTCCATTATTTAAAATTGTTGGCTCTGTACTATAATTTGGTTTAACAATAGATAAATCACTATTGTTTTTATAATGAAGTCTTGCTGAACCAGCAATATTGTTATAGACATCCCAAACTTCATTATTAAAGATAGCAAGATTTGCCCATCCCCAGTCATTTCTTTGAAGACCAGAAACACCAACATCAATCAAGTCTTGAGAAAAATCAAAAATGTATCTGTCATACATTCCGTATAATCTAGATAGTTCAAACGAGTCTAATTGTTCTGGAGTATCTTCACTCTCAAGCCCATTAATATATTTATATTCAAATTCTTTCATTATTTAACCTCTCTTAATCTTGGAATACTTATTCTTGAAAAATTACTATTTCTTAGATATTTAACATAAGGAGTAAGTCCACGCCTTATTGAAACTCCATTTACAAGACTTGCTTCAATCAGTGTTGCTGTTAATGTCATTGGCTGAGCAGGAATAGTAATTATTACTCCCGCATCATTAAAAGTTGCAGTTGCAACAAAAACATCAGAAGCAATTATTTTATCTTCAAAAACAACAGCATCTTCAAAATTGGCTGTAGCAATCATAGCATCTGCACTTGTTATTACTTCACGATCAGCAGTTATTAGTGGTTCTAAAAGCTCCACAAGGGCTGTAAATGGCACTACAAGAAGAACAGACGAAGTAGTTGTTGCAGGCATTACCAGTTCACTTGAAGCTAAAAATGGATCAGATATATAGTTGCTGTTATCTTTATCTGGCATTATGTTAAACAAGCTTGTTACTTGTGTTTCAGTAATTGCATTTTTATCCCAGTAAATTTCATCAATAATTAATTTAGTATTTGCAGGCACAACTGGAAGTGCAGTAGATGCAAATGGGGTAATCAAGCAACCAACAGAAAGCCTTGGATGATTGTTTAGTTCATCATTTGGTCCAGAATCAGCAGTTGTTTCATTGGTTGTTGTTCCAGTATATGCACCAAGATCAACTGTCATCTCAAGGACTGCATCAACATAAAGTCTAACTGTATTGTTATTTGTATTTGTGTGATCAAATTCAATAACTACAAAGTGACGCTGATAATCAAATAAATCTAATGTTTCAGTATCTTGCTCAATCCAAGTACCTGATCCATTGTTAAACTGCATATGCAATTTGTTTTGATACTGATACAAAACTACATGTTGATTATCTTTATATCCATTAAGATTCCAAAGAACTCTAAGTCCTGTTGTTGAATTATCATCTTGTGCTCGTTGAAACCAAAATGCTGAGTGATAAGAGTTTTGTCCAGTTCCCCAAGAATCATTCCACTCAGATTCTTTAAGAATAACACCATCAGTAATATAACTTGTTCCTGCTGTCAAAGCAGATTTTCCATTTATTCCAAGATCTGGATTAACAATTGTTCCATTAACTACTGTTGGAACTACTGAATAACCGTTATCTGTTCCATAATCTAAATAAGGATTATCACCATCAAAAGTAACATAACGATATGGAGCAATGTTTGCCTGTACATATGCTGAATATAAATCACTAAGCCTGTAAGCATTTATAAGCTCTGAGTAAGCAATGATTGGAGTTGCAACAATTGTCCAACCATAATAAACATTAACATCAGTATTTTCAGCAGAAGCAGTTAAGAATGTTGCATTAAAATTAATTAATTTTTCAGCAACTATATTAGGGTCAACAATAATTGCAGATGCAGTTACTCCTAAATCAAAAATAATTGCGTTTGAGTTAACAATAAAATTATGTTCTCCAGAAATAGAAGAGGCTTGAAATAAACTTGATGTAATATTTCTATCTGGTGATTGATTATTAATAAATGAATAATGATCAATTATTTCAGAATTTGTTAAGTATTGACCATATATTGCTATTTCATCAATATAAGATCCGCCGTCATTTGTGTCAAACCCATCATAAAGTATTGCCTCAGTGTAATTAACGCTTGCAGCATTAACTGCACCTGTATCTATTATTCTACTAGAATTTAACAATAATGAACCATTAACCCAAATTGATAAAACATTTTGATTTATAGTTATAGCAACATGATTCCAATCATTTAATTTAATTAAATTGCTTTGAAATGATGTAGAATAAAAGTTTCCATTAATTGGAGTTAGATTATTAAAACTTCCAGTAAAACCATTTGTCATGGCATTTTGAGTAAAGGTTATTATTTCTCCATCAATCTTAAAATCAATGTTTCCAATGTCAAATCTTGTTCCACTATAAACACCAGTAATGTCATTAGTTATCTTAGTCCAATATTCAATGGCATAGTTTTTTGATAAAATTAAATCTCTAATTGTTGTTGTTGGGCTTGATGGAATAATTTCTAATCTGTTATTATTTGCAGAAGTATTTCCTGTAAATCTCCATGATTTTCCAGCACCAATTAGGGCCATGTCTCCAGTAGATGGTAGATTTTTTGTAACTGTTGAACCAACAACATAGCTAACTCCAGTCCAAGAGCCAAAGTTTGTAATTGTTGATGCATCAAGATTTGTATAAAATAAAGGATTCAAGTCTTTTACAAGTTTATAATAACTTTGTGGAATAGTAATTATTGGGTCTGGCATAGTTGCTGATGCTGTCATTGGTGGTCGTGGAAATACTGGTTCTACAAGTTCTGCAGTAGCGGTAAACTCTGCAGCACTAAAACTTTCGTCAGTTCCAGTAGATATAATTACGTTGTTAATTAATTCAGCATCTGCCGTCAAAACTTCTGTAACTATGTTATTTATATTTACATTACCAATAATGGATATATCATCTGGGAAAATAGCAGATGCAACAATAGATGTTGTGATTTGTGTGTAGTCTGGAGTTACAACAATAATTGTTGGTTCAGCAAACATTGCATCTGCTGTGGCTGGTGTTTCTGTTATTGATATGTTTGTTCCACCACCAGATCCTGCAGTCCAAATTTCAGATATAGCAGTTGCATCAATTTCATCTGCTGTTGTTAAATAATAATTTGAAGCATTATATGAACCATTAAATGCTCTTGCTGATGTGTCGCCAATCATCCAAGTGGAAGCGATTGATGTTCCAGTGTGACTAGTTGTCCATATTACAGAATTGTTTAAATAAACAGTAATAACATTGCTTTTTCTTCTAACTGCTAAATAATACCAAGTATTTGCTGTAAGACTATTAGGTTGATCACCAAAACTAGTTGTTCCAGCAATTGACATATTAAGTTTAGATGGGGTGCTAGCCGTGGATCCACTTATTGATATTAAAAAACCAGTTGAGTTAGATGTTATCTGAAACAGGCTAGCAGCAGCAGTTGATATTCCAGTTGGAAGATCATTTAACTTAAACCAAACTCCTACAGAATAGTCTTGATCATTAACTCCTAATAATTCATTTGTTGATGATGCTGGTGCTCTAAAATATGAGTTAGTTCCACTAGTTGTGCTCCATTGATAATTCCATGAACCAGCACCACCAACTGGACCTACTGTTGATTCATAAACAATACTTGATGTGCTGTTTTGTGTGTAAGCATTAATTAATGGATTTGTTCCAGTACGAATTGGAGTTGTTGTAAATGATTGATCAAACTCAATCCCACGCTCAAGTGCGTAACTATTAATCTTGGTATTTAATGCTGATGCCATAAAAAAAGACTACGCCATTACAGCGTAGCCATTCCTCCTGTCAATAATAGTTCTGGATTAATCCCTGAAAGGCTGTGTCCATTAATTGATGGAGTAGGCAGAGAGAAGCAGGTCCAAGTTGAGCAAAGAGTAAGGACATGGACGGCCTTAAGTTCTACCTTGACGGTAGGCTCAACTATATTTGCGATAAGTCCAACAATAAGTGGACCT